AAGACTTTATAGATAAAGAAACAAAGATTAGGTACAATAAAGGGTCCTTATATACATCTGTTGATTCAAAAAGAGTAGAGGACCTTAGAAAAAAGGGTTTTTTAGGAGCTGAACTTGAATTTAAAGAACAATCTAAAGATGAGGAGAAAAGAAAGGAAAATAAAAAGAAATGAAACCTTCCTATATAGGAGGTGAAAAAATGTTAACAGTTGATGAAGTTAAACTTTATTTAAGAGTAGATTTTGCTGATGATGACAACTTAATAAATCTTTTAATATCAAATGCTGAGACATATTTAAGGGATTCAATAGAAGATTATGATAGAAAAGTTGCTAATGATTCATTTAAGAATAAAGCTAAACTAGCAATGCTTGTTTTAATTGCTGATTGGTATGATAATAGAAACTTTACAACATCAAAAGTAGAGGAAAGAACAAAGTATACCATACAGTCATTAATTCAGCAAATGAAATATGGATATGGTGATGGCAATGAAATACAAAAACAAACTTGAGTTATATGGAAGCGTGTTAGTAGAAAATGAATTAGGAGAGATTACTAAGGAATATAAGAAAATAAAAGATGTATATTGTGATATAAGACCGCAACATGGTGGTGTTTATGAAATAAATGATAGTGGACTCCAGGGATCTTATACAATGCAGAGAATTTTTGTTAGAAAAAAAAGCATTAAAGAACCTAAAATCGATATGTATTTCAAAGATGAAGCAGGTAATAAGTATGAAATTCAAGATTTTTTCCCTAACTATAAAGACAATTCCGAATGGGAATTTAGGACCAGGATTAATTATGAGTAGGTGTAAATATGGATGTTGAATTTGATTTTAGTGAACTAACTGATTTTGAAGAAGAACTGCTTAGTCTTGCACAAGAATTTAAAAACGGCAAAGAAGCTAAGAAATTTCTTAAAAAATCAGGTACTAAATTAAAGAATAAGACTTTGAAATTAGCAAAAGCAAGAGTAAATAAAAAGAGTGGCAATTTATTTAAAGGAATTGCTAGGGGTAAACCATATAAATATCCTGTTGATGGAAGCTTTGCAGTAAGAGTTTATGCTGGAGCACCTGCATATCATGCTCATTTACTAGAGTATGGACACAGAATGGTAACAAAAGACGGTAAAGAAGTAGGATTTGTCAAGGGAAAGCACTTTTTTGAGGATGCCGCAAAAGAATACGAATCTGAATATTATAATGATGTTGATGATTGGCTTGATGATATGTTGGATAAACATGGATTGTAGGTGAATATATGATAAAGTATAGTGATATTCACAAAGCAATAGTAAGAGAAATACAAAGTAAATTTGGCAATATAACATTTTCAAAAGATATAGAAGAAGGAATAACTAGACCTTCTTTTTTTATTGAGTTAGACAATATAAGAACTAATGACTTTATGAGAGAAGCAATTGATTGTGAAGTAACTTGTAGAATCTATTACTTTTCAGAATCAATTGATAACAACAGAGCAGAACTCTATGATGTGCAAAATAAATTAAATGAAAGTTTTCAAGGTAAACTTTTGGAAGTTAATGGAGGACTGAACATTGAAATAGATACACTTGAATTTAGTATAGTTGATAAGGTCCTGCATTGTTACTTTAACTTATCATTTAGTATGGATTATGAAAACGTGGATGATCGACCGGTTATAGAAGATGTAGATATTGAATTATAAAAATTGGAGGGATGATAGATGGCAGATATAGGAATGCCTAAGCTAAGTATTATATTTAAAGGCCTTGGGGCTAGTGCGATAGCTAGGTCACAAGGTGGTAGGATGGCTGTATTAATCGTAAAAGATAATACTGCAACGGATAGAATAGCAGAATATCGTTTTATAGATGATTTCACAAGTGAAGAAGAAGCAAAATATACAGAAGAGAATGCTAAATATATCAAAGATGTATTAGAAGGTGTGCCAAAGACCTTAATAGTATTTAGACTTAAAGAAAATGAACAATTATCAGATATATTCAAAGATATAAAAGGTAAAGTTGATATGAATTGTTGGATAGCTATGGCTGATGCAACACAAGAGGAAACTAATGATTTAGTAACATTTATAAAATATAGTGTTACTAACGATAAGAAACGATATAAAGGATTAGTATATAAAGCAAACAAGCCAGATGATATGCACATTGTAAACTTCACAAATGATGATGCAGGTAAATATGTACCATATTTATTAGGTCAATTAGCAGGTGCAAGTCTTGATATGTCATTGATAGCAAAAACTTTAAAAATTAATGCTGTAAAAGAACATGAAGATTTAGATGAAGCTATAAATAATGGCGAATTTGTATTATACAATGATGAAGGACAAGTCAGGGTAGCGAGAGCAGTAAACTCCCTTACTACAACTGGGCAAGGGATAACCGATGATATGAAATTTATACTTGTAGTAGAAGTTATGGATATGATCTATACCGATTTATTCAAAGCATGGAGAGATAATTATAAAGGTAAATATAAGAACTCATTAGATAATCAAATGCTTTTAATCGGTGCAATAAATGCATATTTTACAGAATTGGCTAACAACATGTTTTTAGATCCTAATTTTAGTAACAAAGCAAATATAAATGTTGAGAAACAAAGACTTGCTAATATTCCTAAATACGGCGAAGAAGAAGTTGCATCTTGGGACGATGAAAAAGTTATGGAAATGACAGTAGGAACTAATGTGTTTCTAAAAGGCAATATAAAAATTCTAAATGCTATGGAAGATCTAGAATTTGAAATAGAAATGTAAGGAGGGATATAAGTGAGCAACCAATATTGGAATGGGTCAAATGGAGACTTATGGGTAAATGATGAAGTTTGGGATAAAGTTAAATCATTTGAAGTAAAGATGGTTTTGGAATGGGAAGACATCCCGAACGGATTGAATACAGATAGAGCATTATTAGGATATTCTTATGAAGGTAGCTTTAGCTATAGAAAGTCTGATAAGAATTACAATAAAGCTATAGATTTAATATTTGCGGAATATGCAGCAGGTAGAGTGCCAGATGTAACAATAGTGAGCAAGGCATATAATAGGGCTACAGGGAAAACTCAAAGGATTAGAATTAATGGTATAACTTTTGATGAAGTGACTTTACAGAAATGGGAAGAAAGAACAATAGATGAAATAGAAATGCCTTTTAAGGCTAGTGAAGTAGAAATACTACAATAAATAAAGACCTTTCAGGTTATTCTGGAAGGTCTTTATTTATAAATAAGGAGTGAGATTATGAGTAATAAAGCTACTTTAGCAGAAATAATCGCAAAGAAGAAGCAAGGGCAAATGGATAAACTTCAGGTGAAATACTTTGATAGTGAAGTATTAGGAATGAAAGTAGAAATTAAAAAAATTCCCTTAGCACGATATATGGATCTAATTGATGGTGTTGAAGATAATACTATAGAATCAATGAATAAATTAATATATGAATGCTGTCCAATGTTCCATGACAAAGAATTTATAGGTGAAGCAATGGAATTGTATGGGGTGGCGGTACCAACTGATTTGCCAAGTAAGGTATTTGAAGAACAATTAAACGAATTAAAAGCAATTGTAGAAATTATCAATTCCTTCTATGGAGTAGATAAATTAAGTGATACAATAAAAAACTAATAAGAGACGACTGGGAGTTTAACATGTATGCCTACTATGTTAATAAAGGACATACAATTGACTCCCTGTTGTCTCTTTCTTATATAGAAAAACTTTTCTATAAAGAAGCCATGGAATATGAGATTGAAGTAGAAAAAGAAAAACTGAAAAACCTATTTGGAAGTAGGTGAATAGATGGCAAAACAAATTAATATAATCTTAAGTTTAAAGGACAAAATTTCTCAGCCTTTAGTTAAAGTATCTAAAAGTGTTAAAGACGTCTCTAAGGAAATGAAACACTCTCAAAATCAAATAAATAATTGGAGTCAAAAGGCAGTTAAGTCAATAGATAATGTAATTAAAAAAACTGTTAAGGCTGGAGCTGCAATGGCGGCAGCTGCTACTGGATATGGCATAAAAGTAGCTATTGATTTAGAAGATGCTTTTTCAGGGGTACGCAAAACTGTAGATGCAACTGAAGAAGAGTTAAACCAAATTAGAAAAGGATTAAATAATCTTGCTATGAATGAGATACCACTTGCTGTAGATGAAATGTATGGTATAGCAGAAATGGCCGGGCAATTAGGTATAGCAAAAGAAAATATAGTGAGTTTCTCTGATACAATGGCCAAATTGGGAGTAGCAACGAATATGACCAGTGAAGAAGCCTCAACGGCATTAGCAAGATTAGCAAACATAACTCAAATGCCTCAATCAGAATTTGATAGATTAGGATCCACTATTGTAGAGTTAGGAAATAACTTGGCAACAACTGAAAGTGAAATTGTAGAAATGGGATTAAGACTTGCCGGCGCAGGAAAGCAAGTAGGACTTACTGAAGCACAAATATTAGGATTTTCTGGAGCACTATCATCTGTAGGTATTG